TGTCTCTAAGGAGTTGAGAAGCAACATCGAAGTTATCTCTCTTCTTCCTAGCCACAGACATAGTTTCCTCTGCTTCTAGTCCCTCTTTTGCTAGTTCCCTAAGGTTCTTCTGCTCTCTCTTAAGGTTGCCTGTACCTTGGCAAGCAATCTCCTGTTCAATTTTCTTAATGGACTTCCTCTTCCATCCAATCTCTCTATTATTAGTGGTTATCTGGGTGTGTAGTTCCCTTATCTGCTTGAGTACATCCCTTTTCTTGTCCAGTATACCAGTAATGGCCTCTATTTCTTTCTTGACTTGGGATGTTCCCTCTGTAAGTTCTTGAAGCTGTGTGCTAATGCTTCCTTTCTTATCTGACCGTAGGCTATCAGGGATTCCTTGCCTGCAAGTTGGACAATGATCATGCTCATCAAAGAATGTCAACTCCTTATTTAGTCTATCTGCTTTATCTTCAAACTTAGCTTCAAAGAGATGGAACTCACTTAACTTCTTATCAACATCACCGAACTCATCAACCTCTTTCTCTAAAGATGAGACACTCTCAGATCCAGATTGGATTAATTGTTCAAGACTGAGAATATCTGTCTCTAAAGATTCGATGTCAGACCTCTTGACTTCCTGATTAGACTTGGTTTGCTGCTTAATGTCAGCAATAAATCTCTTCTGGATGTCAACCTTTTCCTTTATAAGGTCAAGGGTGTACTGATGTTTGGTAAGTGAGTCCTTAACTCCCTTTGCCCTCTCCTTTAGTAGGGTATTCATCGTAGAGAAGATCTTAATATCAAGGAGATCCTCAATAACTTCTCTACGATTGGGGGCAGTCAACTGCATAAACGGAACAAAGGTGCTACTACCTAGTATCACCACCTGTGTAAAAGACTTATAGTTAAGCTTCAATACAGACTGTTCCAACCAGGTTTGTTGGTCCCTTTGGTTGGACTCTTGATTTAGTACCGTACCATCTCTAGTGATCTCAAAGACATTAGGTTTTATTCCACGCTTGATAGACCAGTCGGTAGAACCGATTGAAAAATCAACCATAACAACAGTATCCTTCTCGTTGACAGCATTGATCAACTGAGACTTTGATATCTTACGAAACGGTTTGTTGAACAGGACAAAGCATATAGCATCTAGCATCGTGCTCTTCCCTGCCCCATTAGAACCGACAACAAGTGTCGATGGAGAACCATTCAAGTCAATTTCAGTGTAAGAGTTACCAGTAGAAAGGAAATTCTTCCATCTGATAGTCTTGAATATAATCATGATTTAGACAAATTAAAAATCAGGAGGGATTACAATCTGATCTGGAGTGATCACATAGTATGGGTGATTGCGCTCTATACAAGCACCAATCGCTTCTCTCTCGCTCACTTCCACCACACTCATGAGTGGGTAGTCGTCGGCCTCTAATAAACCAGCATAGCGCATTGCGTCGTCTTTGTCAACAAAAAGGTAAAGTGTCTTCCCAGTCTCTTCTTCTACTGAGTAGGCACCCTCATCTTCTTTACCTTTTAATGCTAGGACAAACACTAGACTTGCTCCAACGCTTCTACATATAATGATTTTAGAAGGGTCTTGATACCATCCTTGTCTTGGTAATCCATGCCGTCAACATAGTTCTCAAGAATTGTCAGGGTATCCTCCTTCTCTATATCTAGGCTATCGTCCAGTTCTGAATCAAGTGAGGAATCCTCTACCACCTTGATCTCATGCACCCCGTGCACGTATAACTGACTGATAAAATATTCAAACTTAGCAGAGTCTGTCTTATTTTCTACGATAACCTTAACAACCTTACCTGCGTACTCTTTAGGATCAGGTAGCTTCCTCTCATCATAGAACACCTTAGAGAACATGGTGTAAGGGTTGCGAATAAACTCCTTCTCTAGGGTATCTGTATCATATACATGGAACCCTCTGTCATCACCCCAGTCATTCCAGTAAATTTCATAGGGGTTACCTAAGTAATGGAACTGATCCTGACTAGATTTCTTATGGTAGTGACCTGAGAAGACCTGCTTAAACTTCTTAAGGGCAGTTATAGGAGTACCATGGGTCATTACATACCCTTTGTGTGCTTCAAAACCATTGAGTTCCAAGTGACCCATAGCCACCTCACAATCTGTGCTCTCTATGAGGTCGAAGGTGCCCTCTGTGTTCTCTGAATTGATCCAAGGTATGAATAGTATAGGTAGTCCACCTATTTCTACTTCTGTAGCATTCTCATATATGTGTACGTTCTCATACTCTCTCAAAAAATTATCAAGAGTGTTAATCTTATTAGTATCCTTGTAGTATGCTGTATGATTACCCACAAGGGAATGAACTTCGACCCCCATTTTTTGTAGGCGGTTAAAGTAATTATTTCTTGCCCAGTTAGCTGCCCATATATCTACATTCTTTCTGTTATCGAATGTATCTCCAAGATCTAAGACTACCTCTATCTTATTCTTCTCTAAGAAAGGGAAGAATATATCATCATAAAATCTTTGGAAGTTGTCATGAAAAACTCGACTAGACTTCCTCGCACCAAAGTGCTGGTCAGTTATTATAACTAGCTTCAATTGCTTCTTACTTGTACGTTTTCCTTAATGGTATTCATATCTGAATAACTTTCAGTGCCATCTGTATGGAACACCTGATCGAAACCAGACTTAGTAATAATTTTATTCTTAATCTCTAACTGTCTCTTCTCTTTAGAGATCCTTCTAAGGAAAGCATAGTAAATGATCTGTGTGAAGTAAGCAAATGGATTGCTTGACTTAGCAGGATCAAAGTTCTGTATATACTGGACACAATTTTCTATTCCATCACATATCATATCCTCTCTGAACATATAGTTCACAAAGTTTGGTTTATACGATAGGTGTGTAGCAATCTTTAGGAAACATTCTCCAATATAGTTAGAGATGCGAGGTCTAGGTGCTTCATTCTCTGCGGCAATCTTACAAGCTGCTTTAAATTCTACTAGAGCCACTAGAAATTCCTTATTATTTACATAGTGCTCTGACTTCTTTTTCATATGGAGTCGGTCTGTATTAACAGTATAGTATGTTAAGGAACATACGTCAAGCTTGACAAGATCAAACTTGAGCTGTAGACTAACTGTGTAGCAGGTTCAGACAAATACTATTGAGACTTTTTATTAAAGAGAGTCTCTAGATGAGTCCTTGCCTGATCCACTGTGCCGACATGTCCTTTTTTTCTAGGAGGACCAACGTCGCCGTCGATTCTTCTGACTGATAAGTCATAGAACAACTTCACTTCTGGATCACATTCTACCACAGTTATAATTTTATTCATAGGAACAATGAACTGTTCCTCTTTTGAAAACTTCATCCAAGGGGATACCTTAGCACCTATTTTATGGTGCACTGTAACTTCTTCAACAATGATAGGGTTATCTAAAATAAGATAATCACCATTGTCATCAGAAACCGATGTCACCTTAGAAAGAACCTCTTCACCAGACACCATCTTGATGGCACCCAGGAATTCTTCGTCGGTTGGCATTTTATTTTGTTCTGAGATTAACGTCAATAAATTCATAGTTAAACGATTCTTCATTATAAATTTTCACCCTCTCAATCAAATGGTTGAGGGTATAATTTCGACGACCACCTGTTGTGATGTCGTCTGCTATATCATATAACACAGCCTTATCTTTGTTCACTCCTTTGCGGAGGACTCTACCGATGGACTGGAGATTTCTAATTCTGGACTTTGAGGGGCTTGCGAACACGACGTTATGAAGATTCCTAATGTTGATACCAGTGCTAAAAGTCCCATAGCTGGCAACAATGATTGAATCTTTTGTTGTTTCAGCGATACGCCTTGCTTTTTCTCGGTCATCTACTTCTACTCCACCGTGGACTAAGAAGATCTGACGATGACCCCCTACTTTTTTATTTATTAAATCGAAAAGTGGGAGACCATGCTTCTCGACATAATTAAAGAGAACTAGAGTGTTACCTTCTAGGTCACATACAAGATTTCGTATGAATCTATTCCTCTGATCACTGCCACAGAGGTATTCCATCTCATCTTGATAGGTTTCAAACTTCTGCTTCTCATGTTTCAGTAGTAATATTTTAATTTCAAACTTAGACAAGTGTCCTTGCTTGATTAATTTCTCTGTCTTGGTTACCTTATTAACTGAACCAAAGACACCCTCTAGAACTAAGCGATTAGTTTCCATACCATCTAAGGTACCAGTGAAACCAATCCTATACTTACAGTCATGAAGTTTATTCATGATACTGGTAAGAGACTTTGCTTTGAACTGATGTGCTTCATCACCTATGATAGCACCGAACTGTTCAAAGTATTTTCTTGGGAGTTTATAGATGGATTGCCAAGTAGTAATAATAACATCCTGCTTAGAAAATGGCGACGCACCACCATATACCTTATGACAGTGTGCCTCTGCGTTCCATCCATAGTCCTCAAAGTCCTTATACATCTGCTCTACCAGTGATGTAGTGGGCACTACTATAAGTGTCCTAAGGTTCTTCCTCTCAAAGAATCTTGTTAAGGCATATATCATTAATGATTTACCTGAGGCAGTAGGTGATAGGAGTAACTTTCTCCTATGCTTCATAGCCTCATAGATTGCCTTGTACTGGTAGTCCCTTACCTTATGTGGTAAGCCAAGAGTCTTTACGAATTCCCCAACTCCCTCAGGAGTAATAAGGTCATCCACTTCTTGTGGTAGTCCGTAGACTTCGTTGTCCACGTAGACATATCTGTACCCTCGTTCTTGTAGAAAAGAAGTAACGTGAGGTAGAAGACCAGCATAAATCTCACCTGTACCTGGACTGAATAGTTTGATTTTTCCATCCCAATAGCGTTTCTTATACGCTGACATGAACTTTGCTTGAGGCACCTCAAAGGTGAACTGGTCTGCCAATTCGTGTCCCACATGGGGTTCGCAATCTATCTTAAGATAGACTTCGTTCTTCTTTTGTATATGGACACTAGACATCATAGCCTTTAAGCATCTTGGCAAACTCAATCGCATTCTTTATTTGAAACGATTGGTTGTTCACTGCCGTAAGGATGCTCTTGAGAGCATCTATCATCTGGTTATAATACTTTAATTTTAGTATTGCTTTCTGATACTTCTCATCGGAGTCTATGTAGATGCCGATGTCTGTCTTTAATAGTTTTATGTGGAAGGGCTTCTCAGACTTTCCAGTATAGAATTCCCAGAGTTCACGGTAAAGTGACTTCAGTTTGATTTCATGCTCATCTCTAAGCATGGTTACTTGGTTAAGTAACTGTAGATATTTAGCGTGCTTCCTTGGGATGTCAAGGGAGTCGTGATCTAGTTTTTCATCATCTAGTTGAGAATCCTTTTTCCAAAGACTCTCGATCAATTCAAGATTCATAACTCATCTAGTATAGATTTACGTTTCTTATACCTCTCTATATATTCCTCTTGGAAGTAGGGTATATATTCCCCACCTACTCCATCAAGATCATGTGCGTATCGAAGTGCCATCCGATCAGTGGTATCACCTAGTCTTCTGTGCTGTAGAATAGTATTGTCAAACAATATCAGATCATTATCATTCTCCCACCAGTAGTCCCAAGAATATTTCTCTAGATCTTTCCTTATCTGAGACAGTATAAGCTCTGAGTCATGCTCACTCATACCTTTGATGTGTGTGACACTATTATAACTGTAATGTAGACCCTTGACACCTCCTGGACTCTGAATAACCATCGGTATCTCAACGTCTGGGTCATGACATATATTCATATTCATGATGAAAGCATCCTGCTCCTCGTTAAGACCAGGGTTAATAGCATATGGTTTGAAATTATGTACCAATACCATCTCATCCAGTTCACTACGGAAGCTATCAGGAAGACTATAATAGTAGTCTGTAGTCGTCTGGAACCCAGTCGCACTCTTAGTCATACCCTTAACACCCAATAGACATACATTAGGTGTAAAACATATATCTCCACTCTCATTACTGTGCCAAGTCAGTTCACCATCAGCAAACATACCAATTCTATTACCATTCTTGTCTCTTATACCAGAGACCTTAAGCATATCACCGTGACGAGACTTAATACCACCCACTCTGATACGAAAATACTCCTTGAGTACCCTTCTATCTGCATCTGATAGAGAAGGATCCTTAAGGAGTTTATAGACATTACCATTTGCTTGGGGATATCGTGCCCACATGAGACGACCCCAATTCAAACGATCTCTACCTAACATCCTCGCCCACTTGAGGTAGGAACGTTCGTCAAGTTTGACATTTCTTATTATGGTAATCAGTTCACGGAGGTGGATCCTTCCTACCTCCATCCATTCATCATCTGTAATCTTTGTAAAATCTAGATCATCAATGAAGACACCCTGACTACCACATCCAGGTATCTTTGTCACCTTCATATCATATACGCTTGCCGTCGCTATCTATAAATTGCATCAAGGTGTACTTGAATGTAGCATCTGCTGTAACGTAGTCTACGTCAGAAGCATCAGCATTAAACCTCACACCTGTCAATGCTGTGGGGAATAAGTTCATGAACACTGCTGTAGTAACTGTATTATAATTACTATCCAATATCATTAATCTGGCATCAGTAGTTGCCTTAGCAAAATCAGTCTGTCTTCCTTTCTCATCGACAGTTGATAGGTAATCAAAGAACTGTTGCTCTGTCTCAGGATTTGTTAGACCTGTTAACCAGTTATAGATCTCATAGTAGTTATCCATGTTCTCATTGATCATGAATGTCAGATTAAGATCTCCCTGTGAGAGTTTATCACCAGGGACATCGTATGCTTTAACTCTATTGTCTATAGTTCTACTACCTATACTCATGTCAGGGATGTTCACTGACTGACAGAAAAAGTCAACAGTGGGTACCCTCTCAATAACAAACTTAAACCCAGTAGGGGATAGAAAGTTCTTACTGTCTGGTGAAAATAGGCGGCTGGTTGTCATTCCCAGTATTCATCTAGTACATCTAATACACTATTTAGGGCTTGCTGGGCTGCCCATCTCTCCTGTCCGTCCCACTCATTGTGCACTCCTTTAGTATCAATACCATGCTTGATCTTCATAACACGTGTGGTCATATCTACTTTACTTACCCTACCGTTCACAGTACCATACCGAATGAAGATCCCTTTGATAAGATACAATCAACATGGTTTGGATGATCGTGGATCCATGGTACGTCTTCTTGAGCAATTCTTCTGGCATCCCAAGAGTCTTCTGCTGTAACGCAGATTTCCTGATGGTGTCTAGTCTGGTCTAAGTACCCTACAGTATAGTGAGTCATTAGCAAGTTCCTAATATGGTTCAAATATTTATTTAATTCTAGCATAAAAAAAGGCACCCGAAGGTGCCTTTGTCCGTATATCGTGACTCGATATCACATTAGGTTAGCAACTCTTACACGTCTGTAGTAAGCGTTAGCACCAACGTTAGAACTATGCTGTGGATCGCTGTTTGAAAGCGCAGTTAGTCCCTTAGCAAATGGGTTAAGAACCATTCCGTAACGAGTCTTAAATCCGATACGTGGTTGGAATGTGTCTTGTCCAATCGCTCTGTACATCTGGAGAGGTACATAAGGACAATAGAATAGACCTGCGTCATAAGCATTAGATCCCTTATAACCAACAACGTAGTATTGGTCAGCAGAAACGTTAGCTGAATATGGGTCAATGTAGACTTTGAAACGTCCGTTGATTGTACCAACGAATGTGTTTCCAGTGTCATCGATTTCGCCAAGACCACCAGTTGCCTGAGTGATTCCTGAATCGTAGTCAAGAACACCAGCCATAGCAAGAGCAGAAGCAACATCACTTGAAGTGATAATTACGTTACCCTTTCCACGACGAGTCTCAAGAGCGATTGCGTTAGCGTCTCTTTCGATCTGGAATAGAAGTCCTTTGAATTTCTCAACTGACCATCTACCGTTGGAGTCAACGTCAAGGTCAAATACACCAGCGTTAGCAGTGTTAACCTGAGCACCAGGCTTAGCACCACGATAAACTGTACGTACTACCTCACGGTTGATTTCAGCAAGTATCTCTGTAGAGAGAATGTTTGCTAACTCAGACTCAGCATCCAATCCATGAATAGCTTTCAAGTCTTGAGCAAGTTCAACAGAGTAGTCTGCTCTTAGGGCACGACCTTTAGCTTCAACCGCAATACGGTCTATGCTGAACGCCATTTCCATGAACGCTGTAGAAGCACCTTCACCTAAGCTTTCTTGCTCGGATGTAGTGAACTTGCTACTTGCTAGGTCGTAGTTACCTTCAGTAACACCACCACCTGTTGCGTCGTTAAGAAGCGCAGGGTTCTTCTCAGTAGTAGCTGTTGGAGGTGTAGCACCATCAGTACCAGAGAACTGTGCATCTGGCTCATCGAAGAATGCTTCGTTACCAGTCTGGTTAACGTAGCGGCTTCGCATTGCGAAGATTAGTCCAGTAGGACCATTCATTGGCTGAACACCTGCGATGTCATAAGCAATAAGCTTAGGCATAGCACGACGAATCAAGCTAATGAGTATAGGGTCGAAACCATATACATTACCAGCACCTGTGGTAGGTGTGTTCAGTGGACCTGCGTTTGTAGGTGCCTCTGTGAGGATCTGGCGTTCCTCCTTCAAGAATTTTTCTTGGTTCTCTAAGAGTTGGGCGGTAACAGCCTTACGATAGTTATCCTTAATTTCAGGAAGACCATCATGGTTAAGAACTGGATTCCACTTCTCTTGGAGAGTTTCTGTGTTAAACATCTCTTTAGATTTTAGAAGTTTTGAATGACAGTTAGATTCTCTTAGCAAGTTCGCTGACATATGCTGCCATTGACTCACTAACAGTTTCAACTTTTGCATCAGGTGCAGACTCTTCAGAAGAAATCTCTTCCTTCGTTTCTACCTTCGGTGCCCCGAAGTATGATTCTTTAATCTGAACCAGTTTTTCACGGTACGACTCTTCGGTTTTGAATTCAACGGCTTCAGCAAGTGAGGTGAACTTATCCTTTTGGACTTCGCTTTCGAGTCCTCTAGCTAGTTCATTCAAGATCTCATTTTTACGATAGGTACCTACTACCTCGTGAAGTTCGATGTTCTTCTGGACCTGCTCGTTAAGTCGGCCTTCCATTTCATCAAGTTTCTCGCTCATCTGAGCAGCAACGTCCAATTTTTCATCAGGTACGTTGATGTTGCTCTCGATAAACAATTTCTTTAGCCCTTCCATGAATGCTTCTGTGACTTCAGCACGGAGACCTTGCTCAACGGCAAGTTCATTCTCCTTGAGCCACTCCTCTGCAGCATATGAAAGGAAATTCTCTACGCGACCAGCAAATTCTTCCTTGATGGAGTCAATCTCCTCAACGAATTTACCAGCAGCTTGTTCCTTAAGTGCATCGACTTTTGTTGCCACCCTTGCGGTTACAGCAGCTTCAAAAACTGTCTTAGCTTTCTCTTGGAATTCTTCTGATAGGTCAGCACCTGCTAGTACAGCAGTAATGTCCTCTTTGACCTCATCTGTAGACTCAACCTTTGCAGGTTCTTCAGCAATTACCTCACCTTCAGTCTCTACATCATCAAAGATCTTAGCGGAAAGAGCACCAGGCATCTTAGAAGAAGCACCAGATGGCTTCATCTTAAGTGTCTTGTCTTTTTCTACTGCTACAGGAGCAGCGGCTCTCTTGCCAACGTTAGCATCCCCTTCGGGCTTGTCCTTGCTGTTAGATGATGCTACTTCAACAGCATCGTTCTTAAGGTCGGATTGTTGCTGTGGAACAGCACCCGCTTTAATAGCGGTTGTGCCAGGTGCGGCATCTTCAGAAACTTTCTCTACGGATTCAGCAACTACTTCTTTAGTAGTCTTTTCCGCGATGAGTTTCTCAAACTTTTCATCGATTGTGGACATTTTTACGTGACTCCGTAATAGATCTGCGGTAATTTGCTATATTTATTTATAATTCAGAGACTTCTTAGGAAGAGATCGAACGCGGCGATCTTCCTCTCATGAAGTTCTTGTGGGGTTGGAGCATTATCAAGTTCTGCTTTAACTGCTTCCATAGCCTGTTCTTTGAACCTGCCATCAGCATGTACCCACTCACGTCCTTCATAGATACCCTCTACAAATGCATCGGGTGCTGAAGGATCTGCCACGATATCCGCAGCTGTACTAAGCATGAAGTCATCAGCAACTACTTGACAGTTGCCTTCACGCTTGATGGATCCCAATCCTCTGGATGAGACACCTAGTTGGACACCCTCTTCAAGCAAGCTCTTTGCGATCTTACCCATAGGGGTTTCCATTAGTTTTGCCTTACCTATGAAGTTATGTCCTTCTGGGTAAAGTTCAACAATCTTGTGTGACACTCTATCTAGGTTGAGTGTAGGACCTTCGGGATGGCCTAGTTCTCCTAGCGCACGTCCCTTAGTTATGAACTCTTCATTGTACTTAGATACCTCACGTTGCATGGTATCGAATTTATACATCCGACCATTGCGATTAGTAATCTCAGTCTGTAGGAAAATCCCTTTAATATAGGTAGATTTCTTACCGTCTTTTTCTTCGGTAAGAACTTCTATATTATTGTTTTGTTCCGTTATCAGTTTCATTTGTAGAGTCCTCTTCAGGTGGTTCGGTTGATGCTGTAGTCTCTGGGGGATTTTCTATAGCTTCAGGATCGGGTTTCGCATCTCCCTCTGGAGGGACATGTGGAAACATCCTTGCTGCTACGTCTTGCTTACTAACATCAACTGCCATGGCAGCCTTAGCTTGAAGCATGTCCTTGAGTTTTCCCAGAGCATCCGCCTGGTCATTGTCCCAAAGCAAATCAACGATATCTCGTTCTTGTGTAGACATAATAAAAGTTAAACTATAATTTATTTATTACTTTTTGCTACTTGAAGACGCGGGAGCAGGTTTAAGTGCTGCCTTGGTTTGTGCTGCTTTGAGCTTTTCATCTGCCTCAGCATTGTCAAGTTCTTGCTGCATCATACCCATATCCATCTGTTGCATTTCAAGAGGATCCATAATCCTTCCTTGTTTAATATCATCAGACATCTGTACATCAAGTTCCTCTTTCTCGGTCTCAGATTGACCAAGAATCTCGGTGCGTACGTATTCAGTAGAGAAGTAGCGACCCATGTATGGTTCCATAGCAGCGATCACACCTAGCTTCTCATTTAACATTTCAATATTCTTAAGTTCTGTGAAGTGATTGTCATATAAGTAATCGTACTGTATATGCTCCTTCATATCTTCCCAGTCTTCAGGTGTGATGACACCTTTCAGGATGAGTTGAGTCTTAAGAATGTCCTGGAACATCTCACTAAACTTCTTACGGAGCTTACCAACAAACTTGGTAAACTTAAGTTCATCACGCATGATCTCTGAAGATCTGCCTATGTTGAAACTCGTATTAGAATCTAACCTACCACTAGGTACGTTAAGTGCCTTGTATAGTTTAGTCTGGAAGTATGAGATATCACTTAGTTCACCTAAGTTCTGTCCACCAGGTAGAGTAGTGATCTCAGTTCCACGTCCACCTTCCCTTCTTGGGAGCCAGAAATCTTCCAGCATGGACATGTACTTACGGTCATCTCTTATCTCACCAGTGTTAGCATCATATACTAACTTGTTCCTATAGCGTCCCATTACCTCACGGAGGTATTGTTCTGCTTTAATCTTAGGTAAGTTACCTACATCAATATAAAATATCCTACGCTCAGGAGCACGGGATATACGATAGATGACAAGAGAGTCCTCAATCATTTGAAGTTGATTGAGTACCTTAATTGCCTTATGTAAGTATGATAAAACTATATTCTTATTCGTATCAAGGATACCTGATGTCACGTATGTGATAGCATCCTTAGCAATTTTGATACCTGAATTTGCGGAAGTATTTTTTAAACCCTTTGGATTGTATATGAAATACTCATCTATCTTACCATAGTCAAGCTGTTGGAACTGATCTGCTGTCTTAGGTATTTTGTTTATCTGTCTTACTTTCTTAATCTTTTGTGGGTCAACGTATCTCAACTCAAGGATTCCCTCCTGAGGTCTCTTGAGATCAATAACCTTATGATAATACAAACGACCATCGATGTACCATCTACGGAACATCTCATGAGCCTTAGTGTCAAAACCTACTAGGTTCTTAATGTACTCAAACTCTGTACGAATCATTTCCTTTACAGCATCACTAACTTCTAGGTTAGATAGATCTATCTGTACTGGACTATCGTTCTGATCGGTAACAATTGCTTCCTGTATTATATCTTCTATCGCTGAATCAACTTCTGGGTGCATCGCCATCATGCGATACTTCACAACCATATCATACTCAGTCTTGAAGTTTCCATCAAGATCTACATACGTACCATGATATCCACCAGCGATAAAACTGGTGGCACCATCGTCCAGAGTAGGAGCTACTGGAGAGGGAGCATCTTTGCTCTTCCTCTCCTCTCTCTTTCTAAATGAAAATCCAAATAACTCTGCCATACTCTAATGTGGAATTGTTCCTCTACTATTTAGGGGGGTCACTAACCGACAATTTCTTTAGATTCATTTTTCGCTTGACCACCTGTGGAAGTAAAGTACTGGTAAGCAAATTCAACATCGAATTCTTCATAAGAATCGTTGTTGTCAAAAGCAACCGATATCTGTGATACAGATACTGGGAATGCTTTGAACAATTTGTACTCCCTAATTATCTTAGCGGTTTTATCGCCAGAGAACTTATCCATTTGGGATATAGTGACGGGCTGTAAAACGTTTTCTAAACTTGATTCAGATACGTTAGCATCAACCGCATTGGTTACTGAAATCCACTTCTCAAAAGCACTTCGTAATTCCCAACTGTCTGTGTTGTAGAATGTTGCTGTCCAAGACTCGAATGTTCTGTCTCCTGGAACTTTAATTACACGACCACGGAAAGGTAGTTCAACTGTACCTACTGTAGTTGCAGGTAATGAAGCACTCTTACATAGATATGCTACAGAATCCTTTGCTGCATCTACACCTGTTGGAAAATCAAGACTTACCTCGAAGAGGTTAGGTCTAACCCCTCCTTGAATTTTTTCCTGGAAGTTCAATACTCCCAGTGACGTTGCTGCTGCCATTTTGAATGTGCTCCTTTAATTAAGATCTGCGTGGGATTACTTCTTCAAAGCTAACACCAGTACGGGTAGCAACGAAGGTTAGTGTGATGAAGTTAATCGAGCGAGCAGGCTTAATGTAAATTTCGGCCACGAACTCATTAGCATCGATAACTGCGCCTGTGTTATTTGACGTATCACAAACAACTAGGAAATCAGTTATACCACGACGTGCTTGAATGTCACGGAGGTATGGTTCGACAACGTTGTTGAAGTTGTTCCTAGTGAATTCGTCATTGAGTTCAAACAGGACTCCCTTCGCAGCATTGCCGATAGTCTTCTCTATGACGAGGAAAAGACGACGAACGTTTATGCGATCAAAAGCAGATGGTGAAGCGAGAGCAGTTTTGTCACCGAAGAGGACTATACCCTGACCAGGTAGACTGGTGATTGGGTTGATTCTATTTTGATAGAGTGTGTCTCTCTCGGATCTTTTAGGTGAGTAAGCAAGCTTGATAGCGTTGCGAATTCCACCACGGTTCAAACCAGCAGGTGAGAACCAAGGATCTCCATTAGCAGTTGTGCTAGCACATAAGCCAGCAACGTCGCCGTTACATGGGATCCAACGATACTTGTCAGCGAAACGGTCATAAAGATACTTCCAACCGTTATCGAAAACAACGTATGAACTAGAAGCGAAGTTGCTATAATAATCAACTACGTTCTGAGTCTGTGTTGCGCTATTACTTACACCAACAACATTTCCTTTGTGTGGTGAAAGGTAAGCGATACAATCTTTGCGGTTTCCAGCAATAGCAATAAGTTTATTTGCTTTTGCTATTGTTTCTAATTCAGTGGCACCGCCTCCACCGAGTATCAAATAATCAAGTTGGACTGTTTCAACGTCTGAGAACAGATCGTATCCAGAAATGATTTCTCCTTGTGTTAGTGTGTATGCGTCTACACCACCAGAGAATGTATAAGTCCTTTCTCCTATTAGGTCAGAATCAACAGATGATAGACCACCTAGGTTGCCAGCAGAAGTTGTAAATGCGTTAGCAGATACATCCCATACTCCAGCAGGACCAGATCCAGCTTCGTGCTTACCCCAATAGATGTAGTTACTCTTGTTAAGAACTACTTCAGGATAATAGTTTAATGAACCTTCAGGTGTCTTAGCATCAGAAGCCTTAGACAAATATGTGAACTTCTCAAGTAATGTTAGAGGAGTTCCAGTAATACCACCATCAACATCGAAGACTGCTAAGTGAATCTCATCGTTTGATCCACCACGATCTGCAACATATGGAGATGTTCCAGGACGAGGAGCCAATTGGTTCCATCTTAATCCTGTATAGACTTCTTGAGAATCATACCAATCAGCAACTGCTGAAACAACAATGTCTGGGTTAGAGTCATCATCGGCAAGGTCAGATGTGGTCCACGCACCGCCAGTAACATTAATAATATTAACTTTAGTACCACTAACAGACCAAACAACAGCACTCTTTGTACCAGCACTATTATTTAATGTATCACCAGGTGATACAGCACTTTGGAAAGCACCAGCTAAGGTAAGTGATTGATCAGCACCTTTATCGATTGATACCACTCGGATAGAGTTACCTGTTGTACCAGAGAATCTAGCACCCCAGTTCCACCCTTGAGCACCATCGTAAAAAGTACCTTCATAAATTTCTGCGTTCTCTATAAGAACACCAGTTCCTGATGATGTACCATTCCTGAGAGCACTACCAGATGCACGAACTACCTCAAGTACCCCGCCATACGCTAGGAAGCTCGATGCAGCAAACCATGTTTCTGCGTTACTGTCATTTGGTTCCCCAAATGTATTCAGAAGTTCTGATTCCGATGTGATTCTCGTTGGTGTATTAACTGGTCCTTTACTAAAGGCTCCTGCTATTGCTCCTACGTTTATCTCAACAGTCTCAATGGATCCGAGAGTTAGATCTCTTTCTAGGATCGCAACTCCTGGCGAGAGAAGTGTGCTAGCCATGCTTGGTATCTCCGATGAATGATTTCAATTTGTCTAAAAATATTTATGGAAAGTTACTTTTTCAGCGGAACTCCCACATGTGACTCATGTCTCCGTACTCATCTACCTTCCAGTTACTATCCTCATTATCCTTACCATCTATATTAAGAGACCATACATCACCAGTCTTCTGATCAACAACTTGCTCTTCTTCAGTCAGACCATCCATGATGAAACCAAAGGGAGCCATGTCCTGCTCTATCTGATTCTTTTGTTCTTCGTATATTCTTTTACGGATGTCTTGATCGGTAAGTTCTTTAAAATATTCCTGCTGTACTAACCACGCAAAGATAACCAGACACATAACTAGGTCATCATTATATCCTTCATCTGCTTCAAAGGATTGTTTGTTCTGGATGAAGGTAGTAAGTTCCGCAACAATGTTATAGTCGTTAACAATTAACTTATCATCTTCTATCAGAGTCTTTAAGTTAGAACACCCCTGTGCTTTAACTGTCTTACTCATCTTGACACCCATCTGTGTCTTACCACCAGAGAATCCCGTACCAACTATCTGTCCAGCACGTCCTCTCATAGCACACATGAGTACATTCTCATACTCCACATCATAGTGTAACTGTGATGCTACTGCTTCTCCTATATCATTTACTTCTATTAAAACATATGCTTCATTATATGCCCTTGCTATATCAGCAATGACATTGGGTAGTAACATAGGTCTGATCTCATGATCCCTATACTTTGCTACTAATTTCCACGGAGCCTGAGATATATCAACCACGACACACGCACTATAGTCCTGAGAAAGTCCACGAGAAATATCACAAGTAACAATGTAATCATGCTCAGGAATAGGATGTTCATATACATCAAGAGATCCATTAGTTGTTACTGGGTCATCGTATGCTAGCACACGAAGTTTAGATGCTGCTATTAATGTGTCAACAGATCCTAGGAACTCACAGTCAAACTCTTGTGTGAACTGTCTAACTGATGTGTTAGCAATGGTCGTCTCCTTCCATGCTGCATCTCTACCTGGAACCTTAGACCAATGTACTTCTGTCCAGACGTATCCATTCCTATTCTTCTGAGCATCAACCCACAACTTATAGAAGTGGTTCATACCATTAGGAGTAGATATGATAATTACTTTTGTTGACTGACCAGACGTAATAGTAGGATAAACAGAACTAAAGAATTGTTCTGCGATATGATTTGGGATAAAGGCGAACTCGTCGAGGAAAATGATATTGAACGACATGCCTCGGACAGCACTTGCAGACGTAGAAGCAGCCAGTATCTTTGATCCATTTTCAAGCTCCATTGATCCTTTGTTCCATGCGATTATACCCTGTTGCATCCATAAAGGCAACTGTTCATACGCAAGTTGTAGCCTTCCTAAAAGATCTCTAGCAGTAGAGAGTTTGTTAGCAAGGATACCGATGTTAACATTATCATTAAACAAAGCATAGTGAAGCAAGTACGACACCGATGTGGTGGACTTACCAGTCTGACGAGGCAGCTTAGCAATGTTGAATCTATTATTATGAAATTTCTCTAGCAGTTCTTTCTGGAAGTCCCACATCTTAAACGGGACTACACCCTCATCAAGAGATACAATCTTGATGTAGTTCATAGTAAAATATACAGGATCACTTTTACACTTGATCCATTCTTCTATTTGGTCTTTAGTGAATTCAATATCCATCCCAACCTTTTTCAGGTTGGGGTTACCAAGATAGAAGTCTTGGGATGACGAAGGCATTATGCGGAAGTTCTATATGTGAAGTCTAGATATACAGCAGTACTACCAACAGCACAGTTACCAGCAGTTATGACTGATGATCTCTGATAGTCAGCATTTAATATTTGAAGTACAACCCATAGGTCTTGTGATCCAGCATGAGATATAACCATATCCTTACTATCATCTAAGAAGATTGCCTGTGACTGGTTCAAGAAGTGAGTTGAATCTGTCTCCATATTTACACGACAAATAGTATTGTCGGAACATGAGAGAGCAGGTTGGAATGGGATTGGTAACTTAAGAGTACCACCAATCAAAGCAGCGTCAGTAATATTAACTGTTACTTTAGCATGTACATGACACAATCTACCGACTTTAGTGTAGTAGCCAGTAGAGGTGGTAGTCATCCCAGCTCTAATCGTGCTAACAAATTCTGGCGTAGCCGAGTATGTTCCCTCTTCATAATGATCAAAAACTTCGTATGTCTTACCAACCAATGCTGTCTGATTACTAAAGTCAATACCCTTATCTGCCTGAAGCTTGTAGTTACCAGTCTCTGTAATACGTGCTGCTTCCGAAAGAGTACCACCCTGTACAGTATAGAATTTAAGTGCACCATTTTCCGCTAAGTTAGATGTACCAGTAACCTCAGCAAAGATACCAGCATATGTAACGTTAGCATCATTGGCAAGATTTCTACCTCTGAAGTCAATACGTCCTGGCTGGTGTCCTACTGCAATAGTACCTGACTTATACAATACAAGGTCAGGAGCAGTGGTTGAGGAATTGGTTGTGTTCTCAATAATTATTTGGTCAGTGGTGTCATTACCCTTAACGTGTAATTGACCCGCTGGTTCATCAATACCTAGACCAATAAGTGATCCACGCATTGTCATAGTATCTACTGGTGATCCAGCATCTATGACAGTAAACTTAAGTAACCCTCTCTCAGATCCTTGAGTATCAAAATGAATCTTAGATGTAATAGCAGCAAACTCAACGTCAGCAGCATTACCTGTGTTCCTACCTTGGAATTTAATACGTCCAAGTAGATCATTAGTGGCAGCACTAGCACTATCTCTCTGGAGAATTAGGTCTGGACCTACGTTCTCAGAAGCATCGTTTAATGTAAGAGCAAGTGACTGCCCTGTCCATGTACCAGTACCAGTAATATCTACGTTAGTAGAACTTAAGGTTATATTAGTATCACCAACTTCTAGGTTAGGTGTACCATTATCGTTTGCGTCAACCTCAAAGGCAAGTTTACTAGCCTGTGTGTTACGCTTTCTAAATCCAAACGCTGCTACCTTAGTACCACCGTTATTTCTAAAATCTATATGACCTAGATCATTACCATCAGCAACGATAGAGTCTTGAGTAAAGTCAATACCACTGTGCTTAAAGGTTAAGTTACAAGCAGAATCTACTGTACCAGTATTATCAGTGTTCTGGATAAGAAGGTTTCTAGTTCCACTAGCACCAATAGTAACCTCACCAAAGGTTACATCAGAAGAAGTGGCAACCTCCTGTCCAATAGCAATAGCACCTGTTGAGGAATTATAAGTTACACCTGTACTACCACTTAAGTGTGCCCTAGCTTCTAATGAACTAGGACCAGTGTAAGTTATAACACCAGCATTATATGACAATGATCCATCACCACCTAAGTCAGTGACAGATATATGTCCTTGTGTCTCAGCAGCACTAGGACCAGTATAGGTTATAACACCTGATGTACTGTTGTATGAAAGTGCTCCGTCTCCACCTGAGTCAGTAACAGAGATGTCACCACGAGAGCGAGTAGAAGTATAGTACTGATTAGTAGAACCTTCAGTTACATTGTCTGTATCAAATTCACTGAAGTCAACTGCCAATGTTAGTGAGTCACTAACGTCATCATATGTTTTACTAATACCTGTTCCACCAGTGAGGAGGACAGATACTCTGTCGTCTACTCTCTCATTAGTGAAGAATAAATTTGTTGGAGTTGATGCTGCTTCAGCAATATCATCCAAGTCTAATGTTATGTTGGCAGATCCATTGAAGGATACACCGTTTATATTACGTGCTGTCTCTAGTGTAGAAGCAGTAGTAGCATTACCAGAAAGAGCAGCAGTAACTGTAACAAACTGTGGGGAATCAGATGTTCCTACAGCCTGTCCAATACTTATCGCCCCGCCTGTGAATCCAACTCCCGTCCCTGCTGAAAGATGTGCTCTAACTTCTGAGGAGCTAGGACCAGTATATGTAAATACGCCTGTGGAGCTGGAGTAAGCGAGGGAACCATCGCCTCCAGAGTCAGTGACAGAAACCGCAGATCTCGCTCTAGCGTCGGTGAAGTAGATATTGGTTGGTGTTCCTGACTCCTGAACGTTGTCAGTAACCAAGTCGATATCCGCTGAGCCATTGAAGCTAACGCCCGAAATGTTGCGAGCAGTAGCCAAAGTAGTTGCAGTGTCCGCATTTCCAGTCAGTGCTCCTGTAATTGATGTGATGTTAGCAGCATCGGCATAGATGTTCTGCCAACGTATGAGGTTGCTACCTATATCATAGGTAGAGTCAGAGTCAGGGAAAACGTGCTGGTTGAATGTCCAAGCATCATTAGTATTAGACCAAAGGATTGATCTATCTGCTGCTGCTTTAAGGATAATACCACCACCATCTCCAGTAGCATCACTAGGAGTGGCAACAGTACCTAGTTCTAAATTCTTATCATCTACCTGTACGGTGGTAGAATTGACCGTGGTTTGGGTTCCATTAACTGTCAGATTTCCTGTGACCACTACGTCATTAGGGAATGTGACATCAGTAGGGAACGCCAAGTTAATCTCACCGTCATTTACACGTGAGAAAATTAATTGATTAGCGGTACCAGCAAACGTTATGTCATCTAAGACAGAGTAAGAAGAAGTTAATCTAAATTTAACAGCAGGTGAAGTATCAGCAATCGCACGGATATCGTATTCAGTACCAATGGTGGATCCACCACCACCCACGTCAAAGTTTCTGACAACACCGTCAGTACCCTTCAACTTCATAGTGAGGACGGTGTTGGAAGTAGCTTCCAATACCACGTCTCCGTTCTGAGATGGGGTCAAACTTGTAGGGGGTCTGAGCAGATTATTATCCTGTTCAGGTAATCTTCTAATCGTCAGGGACATTTGTTCACTGCTTGACTACTTCTTTACTTAAGGTATTTAGCCTATACCATTCCCGTGCTGCTTCTTCGTGATCGAAAAATAGCGTGGAATTATTATAGTACACTACCCATTTGTCTACAACAGGATCCCACTGAACATCTTCAGGGGAATCATCTCTGTGTTCTGTGAGATACTTACGATAGAACTCTGGGTTCTCTCGCATATCATCTTCAAAGTCTAGTTGTGCTGTGAGGCGATCTTCTGGTACTTCGCTCATAACCTTATACTATAACAACACTAATATTTAGTATAGTTTTAGTAGTGTTCTTCACCTGGACCTTCAACGTTCCATACTAGATTACCTGCAACAGTAACTCTCTCTTCATTGGTGGATTTATATGGATACACCCCATGCTTAACATGAGATGGGAAGGCAATGATAGTACCATTCCAAGACTTATCAATTTCTAATACATCGTTCTCTAATTGAAAGGATCCATGACAACGATGCTCTTCCTTTTCTTCTCTACCATAAGGTAGATCTACAAAGATAACAAAACTCACTACACCGTTGTGACAGTGCATTGGATTATATTCACCTGGTCTTTGATAGTTTACCCACAGATCTCTAAGCTTTAAAAAAGGACTAACGTCCCCCATTGACTCAAATTCCCATGGACATGTCTGATGTATATCGCTCCATAACCTAGCACCATACCTTGTTAGATATAATTCTAACTCTGAACTCCATGATATACTCGACTGTTGCCCAAGTGCTCCAACCAGTCTGTCATTATAATTCCAGTCCTGATCAAGTCTTCTTTTCTTTGTTGTTGAAAGTAATTCAGTGTAGAGAAAGTCAGGTAACTTCTCACTGATTATCATTGATGTATTTCTAAGGTCGTGCCAACTCATGTATCTCACACTTTACATAATTACAGTCTGAACATTCCATTTCGGATCGATAACTCTCGACCTTATGAATCAATCTATCGTATTCAGTTCCTACTACTGGGTGAGCAGACTTGTAGTAGTCACAGGCTTGGAGTAGGTGTGCTACATCTTGTTCATGAAATTGCATTATATATCTAAGGCATACAACATTGGTAGGTCAGGTGTCTTACCTGCTTCTACATATGAGAGCACTCTAGCACCTGGATAAATTTTGTTAGCTTGTTTCTGGATCTCCTGACGCTGAGGCTTCTGTAAGTTAGGAAAGAATATCTGGACGCGATACATTCTGCCACGCCAAACCAACTCGACGTAATAGTATTTCCCGTACTCATTCAGACGTGCCGCTGCCATTAGTTATTAACCACTTGAACTTCTGTACAGTATACAGTAGAACCTGATCCTGTCTTAGGCATTATAGCATACTTTTGAGAAAGTCTAGCTTCAGCAGTACCTGAGAAAGCACTGAAACCTGAACCGTCAACGGCAACTGTGAAAGTTGTGGGAGTAACAGCGGTAATTGCTTGATGAGATACATTATAATCACCTACAGAGGAACCAGTTGTTGTGACATAATCACCTACCTTGAATTGGTTATGATTTCCACCTGATCTTTCGATTGTAAAAACTGTTGGGTTAGCAGCAGTACATCCAGTGATACCCACTCTTATGGGACTATCTCCTTTCAGTATTACTGATTCTCCTTTCTCAACATAGAGAGTTGAGGTGGTAGCATTGGCATTGCCACCTATAGCAATAGCACATCCACCCTTGGCGATGTCCACTGCGAATCGGTACAAACCTGTCTTAACTGATAATGCTGCGCTTTGTGTGTTAGCAGCACTACCCACGTCAGTCGTAGGTCCGTCCTGTACTACTTTTAATACGGTCATGATTTTTTAGTTGGTTCCTGAGTTATTTATCTTTGGAAGCATTCTTTAACATCTTCTGGAGATCCGCTGTGCTCCCTACGAATAGGGCGTTGTTCACAGTTGATGGACCTTTCTTAGATTCTTCTTTGACATCCTTAGTCATCTTTTGGAGAGTCATAAGTTTGTCAGCAACATCACCTACATGCTTAATTAATTGTCCAGCAACTTCATATGCTCTGGGATGGTCACTACCTTGTGCTACATCTAAAGCACCATCGACTGCCTCTTGACCTTTCTCTATAAGAGAATATAAGTTTGCTCTCGCATACTCATGGTCATCTCCCACTTGATCTTCAGAGATCTTTTTAGTAGGTCTCTTTTTTGGAGTTGGATTGTTTACAGCTTCAACAGTATTGAATGCTTTATCCAAACCCCCATAGTTTTCATTAGCCATAGAAAGAAGTCATCTCATTGAATCCAAAGTCATCGTCACTGTCTATTAGAGCAGTGTCAGCAGAGGTAATTAAATCAATCACAGATCCACTAGCATGAGCAGATGATGTGGTTGCGTTCTGACCACGTGTGACAGTAATACTTGTACCATCAGGCTTGGTCTTAACCTTCATAACTTCATTATTGATTTCAATGTAATCTCCAATACTGAAGACTGTTGAGTCAGTAACTTGAAGTGTACCAATCTTAGCAGTAGCAGCAGCAGTTAAGGTTAGACCTGCTCCATCACTATCCTTATCACGTAAGGCTTTTGGTTCGACTGTATATGATACACGTCGTGGTGAATTGACCACATCGGTACCAGTCTTGTAATCGACTTTTGCTTTCTTGATTGGCTTGCCAGTCTGCGTAGGTCCGAAGATATACGCTTTCATAGTAAAACTAATATCAATAGTAGTTAATTTCCTTGTTGAGAAATCTCCTTCATAATCATCAGCATACTGAAGACTGTTAAGTACTATAGGTATATCACGGTACTCGTTGATGTCATCAAGTATTTTAATAGTAACATTATATGATGGTTGAAATATTGGTAGTATCTGTTCAGTAATCTCTAGTGCCTCATCGTTTGTCTTCGATAAGATAGACATTGTGAAATCTAAATTATATGGTACAGGTGTAAATATTTTCCTTACAGCATTAGCACCATCCTGTTTGTAGTCAGCAGTAATAGGACTTAGTTTCCTACTACTATCATATGATATACCTTGCATCTCAAATGAGATTCTAGGTAATGTAATAGCAACCTTCTTGTTGAGATCTGGTTGTTGCTCCAGTCTAGCCAAGAACTTTTGCTTAGGACCATAGGCAAGTGGTACCTTCATCTTCTGATAGGTAGTACCTGAAACTTCCTTACGGACCTCTATATTATTAAAAAGTGTACCGAAAGCAACTACGCACTTACGGATAACTTTGTTGTATGTGTATGCTCCTAACATATCAAGTAGCTATTCCAAATGGGTTTCCTTCACTGAAGTCAATAATATCATCAGCCTCACTCTCAAACAATGTACTGTCAGAGAACTTGGTGTCTGTTGTTTTCATTGCATCAAAACTATGTATAGTAATAGACGCTCCAGAAGTGGATCCAACTAACTGCTCACCAATAG